CGTGGTACGTTAAGAAGATGCAGACTCAAGGCGAATACATGAAGCGCGAATACCCTTCCACACCAGAAGAGTCATTCGAAGCAGCCAATGAAGGGTACTACTTCGCTAAAATGATGTCCATAGCACGACAAGAACGCCGTATTTGCCACGTCCCTTACGATGAAACGGCAAAGACTTACAGCGCCTGGGATATCGGTATCGGTGATGCCAACGCCATCTGGATCTTCCAACTCGTCGGGAAAGAAGTCCACTGCATCGAATACTACGAAAACAGCGACGAACCACTGACCCATTACGTAAATTGGTTAAAACAAAAGCCGTATATATATGAAAAGCATTTCATGCCTCATGACGCCGCTTCAAGATCTCTACAGAGCGGCAAAAGCTTGGTTGACATCGCTAGGGGGATGGGGCTCAAAATCGATATCCTACCAAGAGACTCCAACGAAATGTTCGGTATCGAATGCCTCCGCAACATGCTCCCACGCTTCTATTTCGACCAAACCAAGTGCGAAAAAGGTATCAAAGCCGTTGAAGCCTTCCGCAAAGAGTGGAACGAAAAGCTCGGCTGCTACCGCGAAAAAAGCTACCACGACTGGGCGTCGCACGGCTCGAAAGCCCTAATATACTGCTCCGAAGCCGTGCAGAGAACCGGTTCCTCCGCCGGCCTTACCGCCGAAGAATGGAACCGCTTAAGAAAAGAATGGCTCTAAAAAAAATTTGGGTTAAGTGACAAGTATTTTCTTGGACTTACGTTTACCCTTAGCGTTTCGGGTGCGATAAACACCCCCACAAACATAACCACAAGTCAATGTTTTATGATACTTGTTAATACGAAAAATCTTACCACAAGCTACACAGGATCGATCCACAAGATCATCTCCGCGCTTTCGTCTAGCCGTCTGCTCACATTTATTGTCACAATATTTGGCGCGATCGATCTGCTTGGCCTGAAACTCCTTTCCACATTGGAGGCAAGTTAAGGTATGAACCTTTCTGTTCTCCCAAACTTCCTTAGCATGCTCACCAAGAGCTTTTCTACCTTCTTCTGTTTTATGCCATTCATGGACTTTTTGAGAGTTCTCTTTCATGTGCATAGACAGATGTTCGGCATGACTAATGCATTCAAGATTATCGATAGAGTTGTTCAGTTTATTTCCATCTTTGTGATGAATATCAAATCCTTTTGGGATTGGTCCCTTCAATTTTTGCCATATCAATCTATGCAATCTTCGATTGCCTCTGGCCAAATAACCTTGTTGAATTCTGAATACTTTACCTTCAAATTCTTCCATAAATCACCTATCTTATATGAAGCATATAGTACAAAAGAATCCTACAGTTTGTCTAGGAGAAAATCATGAGTACGTATATTGGATTAGGCGGAAATGATAAAGTTGCGCAATTTTCTTCTTTTTTCTATGATGCTTACAGAACCTGGGGCATATTTTATTCGCAGGCCTATCGCGACCTTAGAGCATACGCCGGGGACAATTGGACAAACCTAGAGAAAACAAAGCTAGAACGCCAGAACCGGATGATCTTAGAGTTAAACAAGATTCGCCGTGTTGTTAACTTATATTCCGGTTATGAAAGAGAAAACCGTACTGCTACCGTATGCACTCCTGTAGAAGGATCAGATTCACAAACAGCGGATCAGTTCTCCAACCTTCTATATTACATCTATGACAAAGCAAATGCCGATTACATCATCTCAGAAGCCTTTGAGCACTCATTAAAGACAGGCCTCTCTATTCTCGGTCTTTACATGGACTATTCCCGTGATAAGGTGAATGGAGATATCAAGTTCTACTGGAAGCCGTTTAATGCGCTGATGCTGGACCCATACTTTACTAAAAGGGATCTCAGTGACTGTGACCAAGCATCTACAAGGGATCTTCTTTCTAAAGAACAGATTAAAGCACTTCTTCCGTGGATTGACCCTAAAGAGATCGATGATCTCCCAACAGGTATCAGAGACAACAAATACCAATACCTCGGTATCTATCGTCAATACAACTCCACATATATTGCTAAGAACCTCTGTACTTACGATCAATACTGGAAACGCATCAACAAGCCACAAAAGTTCCTTGTAGATATGGAGACTGGCGTTACCGAAGAATGGCAAGGTGATGCAGAAGAAGAGAGAGAACTAAAGAAACAACTGAAGGAAATGCCTCGCCTTCAACTTATCAACTCTCACAAACGTACCGTAGAACTCAATATCATCGTCTCAGGACGCCTAATGTATACAGGACCAGATCCAACTGGCCTAGACACATTTCCCTTCATGCCGGTGCTTCTATATCACGAGCCGTTGATCGATACTTTTGAACTGAAGATTCAAGGTATTGTCCGTTCTGTTCGCGATGCGCAACGACAATACAACAGACGCCATTCACAAATTATCGATTTGATGGAGTCTATCATCAACTCCGGATGGATCACAAAGAACGGTGCTGTTCTAGATCCAAACATGCTGATGCAAGCCGGACAAGGTAAGCAAATCGTTGTTAACGAAGGATACGATGTCAATGCAGACATTAGAGAAATCTCAGCGCCAAACATCCCTCCAGGGTACTTGCAATACCAAGACATCATGGATAAGAACATCATGGAGATCCCTGGTGCTTCTGATGAGCTTCTGGGTCTTTCAAGCGTTGGTGACAGTCAAGTGTCAGGGAAATTGGCAGAAGTACGTGCCTCAAACGGCCTCAAAGGAAACAGAGGTATCTTCGACAACCTCGAGCAGACTAAAAAGAACTTCGGAAAACTCGTTATCGAATGCATCCAGAAGAACTATCAGCCAGGGAAAGTCATGAGAATATTAGGCGAACAGCCTACAGAAGAGTTCTTCTCCGGTCAGTTTGAAGAATATGACTGCGCAATTAAACAAGCGGTAAAGACACCTACTCAAAGAGAAGCCTACTACTACCAGCTTCTCCAACTTGTTTCTCTTGGCGCACCGATCCCTTGGGACAAAATATTGGAAGTCGCTCCTCTACAAGGAAGCACAAAACTCCACGAGATCTTGGCAGAGAATATCGAACAACAGAAAGCTGCAGCACAAGCCGAACAAGAAGCAATGCAGATGCAGAAAGCTCTCGATATGGCTGCCGTCAACCAATCTACAGCTCTAGCGGAAGAACGCAGAGCACGTGTACTCGCAGACATCGGTCTTGCAAAAGAAAGAGAATCCGAAGTCGTGCAAAACCACGCTAAAGCTTTCCTCGATAACGCTAAAACGATCGCCGAAATTGAAGATCTTCCTCGTAAGCGTCTCATCGAGGTGTTGGCTCTTGCTGCCGATCTTAGGCAGAAAGAAAAGCAGGAGGCGGAAGCCGAACTGCAAAAGGATATGAAACGGGCAGATGCCCTTAAACAATAGGTAAATTATGGCTAAAGGTACATCTACATCTAACAAGATGATGCCAAGCATGGATACTTACGGTGGTCAAAATAACCCAGGTTATCACCCACCAACAGGTTCTGCTGGCGCTAAAGCTTACGGGCTGTACAGCACAAAGAACAACCCATTGCAGACTCCTGCAAAAGGTTCTTCCATTGGTCCTGGCTACGGCAACTCTGACCGCATGAAGATCATGTCGGAAAAAGATGCTCAAGCGAAGAAAGAAAGTCTACGCGGTATGCCATGCTAATAACGTCTCCAGAAGTCGCAATGAAACAGCATATGGAAGCTCGGGAAGGTATTACCAACCACTTCAATAATGCTTTGGAAAAGATCCTTAACGACAATCGCGCTAGGGATAAATATTGGATTCTGGGGAAAGCAAAAATAGAGAAGACGCTAGGTGGAGATATTGTCAGGCCTTTTTTACAAGCCTGCAGTGAGAAGCCTGGAATCATCAAAGAGAGCTTTGTCTATGAAGTGGATAATAGACGAGGTGTCAAAACGTTGCTCTGGGTCATGCACCCTGGCGATACGTTAAGCTTTCCCACTCTTGGGAAATCCATCCGCGTAACCGGCGGAAAAACGGGTTCAACAATCTTGCTACCGAAGTGACGGTAGGAACTAGGGAGTATTATGACAATTGAAGAACAAGAAGACGTTTCTACGGCTGTCTCCGAGCCTGTAGAAGTCGAGTCTCAAGAAGCTCATCAAGAAGAACCAAAGATGGTTCCTCTTGCTGCTCTACAGGCCGAAAGAAGAAAGCGTCAAGAAATGGAGACTCGTAACAAAGTCTACGAAGAATTGATGGCGAAGAAAGAGGTGCCTGAAGAACCAGAAGACCCAGAGGCATTATTGACCAAAGGGGCTTTCAATCAAGACAAGGCTCTCACTAAGAGAGAGATTCTTGAGCAGGTCTATCAAGACATGAATCCAGAGGCTGTTCAAAAGATTAACACTTTTTTAAAACCAATTTTGGACAAGAAGCCTTGGTTAGCCGCCTCCCTAGATTCCGCAGTAAACCGTCTTGCTCGCGCCAACGAAATCGTTGACGATTATATGCACCTCGTAGCCGAGAAACCGGCTGCAAGAGCTGTTGTTAATGATGCCAAGAGGATAGTCGATAACTCACAGAAGCCTAGATCACCGGTGGAAGCCGGTAAATCTGCGCAGCCGTCAGGGACAGAGTATCTCAAAAGCATCCAAGGTAAGAAGGAATTCCGTGAGTATAGAGCGAAGGTTCTCCGAGGTGAGGCTTAAAAAAATTTTGCCTCTCTTGTCAAAACATAAATTGACTAGGAGATAAACATGGCCGCAGGAACCACAACGACAGTACAAGTCGACCCAGAAGTCAACTTGTTCTTCGACAATATACTGTTGGATAGACACCAACCGTTCTATGTATACGGGTATTTTGCTCAAGAAAGACGCATCCCTCAGAAGAATAGCAAGAACGCAATCTTCCGTAGATTCGACAACTTGGCTGATGCACTGACACCGTTAACTGAAGGTGTTACACCAAACGCTGAACAAGTCAGCAAGTTTGATATTACAGCGACTGTGTCGCAGTACGGTAGACAAGAAGAGATGCTTTTAGCCGCATAACTTTGCCGTAGTAAAACTAATGGTGATTACATGGAAAACCTAACCATGGTATACTCAAACTGGAAACAGTAGGAGGATAACATGCAAGGCAACCAGAGGCAAGCGGTTCTTTGGGCTTACTTAGCCGGTTTAATAGATGGTGAGGGATCATTCGTGATACAGAAAACAGCAGTAGATAAAATAGCGAAGAGCTGTAAGTGTGTTTCGCCTAAATATCTAGCCTGTTTCTGCATCGGAATGGT